CCCGACTACGGTGTGGCGCTTGCCGGCCGCAGTGTTGAAGCTGGGCGTGTTCCGGAACTCCCAGATGCTGTGGAAGCTGGGCGTCCACCCGCCCGTGCCGTTCTCGATGATGTCGAGGACGAGGATGTCTCCGTCCTTGAGGTTGCTCGGCTGGCCGATCGTGCGGTTCGCCGTGATCGTCACTTCCGCGTTCGGCCCTTGCGCCTTTACGTCCCATGCGACCGTTGGGGCGTCAGTCAGCACCGCCGGGATCTCGGCGTCCGCCAGGCCCTTGGGAGTGACCGCCGCCGCGTCCGTCGCGCCTTCCCAGATCTCCGCCGCCGTCGCCGCGCTCCCCAGGAACGCCGCGTCGAGAACGTGCCAGTTCGAGAACGTGCCCGCCCCGAAGATGCCGCCGCTCGTGATGGTCAGGTCGAAGTGCGAGCTGTCCGTCACCGACGTGATGGTTCCGAAGCGCTTCACGGTCGGGTCCGACTTCAGGACCAGCACCACTCGGCGGTTCAGCTCGACGAGGCTCGGCCGGGCTGCTGTGAGCGTGATCGCCTTCACCCCGGCCGTGGCGTCCACGCTCGTGATGCTGGCGCCCAGCAGGCCCGCAGCATTCGAGGCGACGAGCGCGGCCGCGGCGATGTCGGAGGCATCCTCCGCGACCTGGGCCGCCTTGGCGCTGAACCAGGGAACGGCCGTGATCATCTCGGCGACGAATGTGGCCATCCACGTCAGGAAGGCCGCGAACCGCGCGCTGAAGGTGCTCGCATCGCCGCGGATCGGCGCCGGCGGCGGCGACGTGAAGGTCGGATCAGACATCAGGCAAGGCTCTCCAGGTCGAGCGAGCAGAGCGAGTGGGTGGGCCAGGACACCTGCGTCTTGAAGGCCTTCACGAAGCCGTAGATCGCCATCGTGTCGTAGGCCTCATCCCCGATGAACAGCACGCGCTCGGCGCGGTAGTCCTCGAGCAGCCGTTGCAGCTCGTCGACCATGGCCGCCTGCACGATCACGTCGAAGCTGCCCGTCCGCTTGAAGGCGCGCTTGACCACGATCAGGCCGCCGAAGTCGTCTTCGTCCTTCACAGATAGATCGCGGAAGCCGAGTTCGCTGCCCCAGCGGGTGCCGCCCAGGGCGCGCGAGAGGCCTACGAGCGCCTGGCCGCACGCGACGGTCTCGCCCGGCGCCGAGAGCGTGACGGTGACGGTGACGCCGGTGTAGAGCGACGGCAGATCGGTGAGGGTCTTGCCGCGCAGGCGGATGATCGGCTCGGTGAAGTACGGCAGGTAGTCGTCGATCCCGACGACCGAGGTCAGGTCGTACGTCTGGTCGTAGATCTCGCCCTCGACCGGGTCCTCGACCGTGACCGTGAGCGTCGCCGCCGAAATGTTGGCCACCCGCACCGTGTCGAGGGCTTCGTCGGCCGCGAGCTGAATCGAGACGCTGATGCTGTCGGCCTTGGTCGTCTGGCTCTGGATCGTGCCGTCGAACATCGCCCAGCGGTTGGTCGGTCCCTGCGGATCCCAATAGGTCTCCGTCAGGTCGAGCGACGGCCGGTTCCCGACGTTGCCGCCGGCCTTCGAGACGAAGCGCATCGGCACGCCGTCGACGACCTCGTACACCGCCGCCGCGGCCGAGTAAGTCGTCCCCACGGCCCACAGCGCCTCGGTCTGGGCGACGTTGCTGGTCAGGTTCGCCGTGGTGACCGCGATGGGGCGAACGATCTTCATGCCGCGTCGGCCTCATCGCGAGCCAGTTGCGTCAGGTCGGCGGTCAGGCTCGTCGCCTTGACGATCGAGTACAGGTACGGGCCCAGGGCCTGGTCGATGGCGCTGACGAGCGGCGCGTTGCCTTCCGCCGCCATCGCGTCGACGGCCGCCGTGGTCGCCGTGCTGGTGAGGGCCGTGGATGCCGCCGCGACGTCGAAGCCCGGCACCTTCACAGCGTTGTCGTTGGCCGCCTTGGCCGCCGCCGCCGCATCGGCCGCCGCCTGGGCCGCGCGCGACACCGCTTCCATGGCCGCGCGCTGCTCCGCCGCCGCCTGCAGCACCGCCTCGGCCAGGGAGTCGAGCGCCTGCTTCACGGAGAGCTCTGTCTCGTTGATCGCGATGAGCCACTGCACCGAGGCCTGCAGCGCGGTGAGCTGCTGTTCGGCGTTGGAGACTTGAGCTTGCGCGGCCTTCTGGCCATCGGCGACGGCGCGGCGAACCGCCGCCAGGTCGCGGCCATAGGCGCGGGCGTCCGGCGCGGCGGCGCGGCTGGCCTCCAGGAAGGCGCGCGACACCTCGGGGAGGTCGGCCAGGGCCTGTTCGTTGCCGGTCGCCGCCAGCGCCGAAACGCGCTCGAACTCCGCGCGCCGGGCGGCCAGAGCCTGCGCCGGGTTGCCCTTCGCGATGCCCTCAAGTTCCTTGCCGAAGTCGGCCAGCGTAGCCGCGAGGTCGGCGAAGCGGTCGCGCACCTGGCGCAGGCCGTCCGCCTCGCGCTCGTAAGCGTCGCTCAGCGCCTGGCGGGCGTCGGTGATCCGGTCCTGCGCGGCCGTCACCGCTTCGTCCCGCGCGCGCTCAGCCTCCGAAAGCGCATCCTGGGCGTCCGCCAGAGCCCAGGCGGCCGATTGCAACCCTCGCAGGCTCTCCGGCAGCGCCGCCAGGATGTCGGCCCGTTCCGCTTCCGCTGCGGCGTCGGCATCCGTCAGGCGCAGGATCTCGCGGGCGATGTCGCGCTGCTGTTGGCGCGCCTCGGCGAGCTTCGCCTCGGCCTCGGCCTGGTCCTGCAGGGCGTAGAGGGCCTTCATCCGCTCGCGCAGGGTCGGGTCGGCCTTCGCGAGCTCGTCTTCCCGCTGTGCGTTCAGCGCCTCCTGCGCCTTGCCCTGGGCGCGCAGCAGTTCGATGTCGAGCGCGCGGGAGGCCGCCGCCAGGTCCGCGGCGCGCTGTTCCGCCTCGGCCTTCGCGCGCGCCGCGGCTTCCTTCTTCGCCCGCTTCTTCGCCTTGCTGGCCCCGAACAGGCCGCCCAGGCCGCCGAGAACCGCCCCGATGCCTGCACCAATGACGTTGCCGACACCGGGCACGGAGCTCCCAAGCTTGGCCCCGAGAAGCGCGCCGCTCGCCGCGCCGGACAGCGCGCCGCCGGCCTTTCCGCCGATTGCCCCGCCCACCGCTGACGCAGCGCCGACCAGAGCGGCCATTCGCTGCCCAGAGGTCGCGGCCGTGTCAAACGCCGCCTTGATCTGGTCGATCGCGCGCAGCAGCCCGCCGAACGCGCCGACCCAGTCGTTGTTGCGGATGCCGTAGAACAGGTCCTCGACGGCGTACTGGACGTCGTAGAACTTCCGGGTAGCGTCCTCGATCTCTGCGCGGAACTCGCCCCACTTGTCGCGGAGGATGTCGACCTTCGGGATGGTCTTCACCACCTCCACCTGCGCGGCCGCGAGCTGCTGCAGTTCATCGGTCGAGACGGAGGCGCGCGTCGCGAGATCGATCAGCGCATCCGCCTCGCCGGTCAGGCCCAGCTTCAGCGCCTCGCTCGCTTTGGCCAGACGCTCGCGGAACTTCACCAGCTCCGGCGACGCGTTGTCGTTGGCGAAGGCCTTCTGCTCGTCGGCCAAGTAGGCGCGGATGGCCTTGGCCGCCTTTTGGGCTTCGGTCTCGATGTCCTTCGCGGCGCCTTTGGTCCTCTCCGCCGCGCGCATGATCGGTGCGGCGATCTGTTCGGACACGGGCCCGGCGGTCGCCTTGACCCGCTCGCCCGTGGTGGTCCAGATCGCCTCGATGGCCTTGGCCGACCCCTTGAAGGTGTCGGCCATGCCGCGCCCGCCCCACTGGAGCTCGCGCTGCGCGCCGGCGAAGTCGCCGACGAGCGCCCGCAGCGTCGCGTTGACCGTGGAGGCCAGGATGTAGGCCAGCTCGGCGAACGCGCCGCCCACGACAACCGCAGCCGTTCCGAGCACCTTCAGGACGCCGCCGAGGGTCGCCCCGACCGCGCGCAGGAAGTCGCCGTTCTGGGCCGCGGCGACCATCGCGTTGGAAAGGCTTTCCAGCGCCGGCAGCAGCGCCGCGGCGACCTGCGTCGTCATCCCCGACAGCACCGCCTTCAGGCGGGTGATGTTGTCGTTGAACGCCTCCGCCGACTTGGCGGTCTTCGTGTCGACGACCAGCCCGAGCTTCTCGGCCTCCGCCGCCATCTCGGCCAGGCCATCCGATCCCGAGTTCAGCAGGGGGATCAGGTCGGCGCCCGACTTGCCGAAAATGGCCATCGCGAGCGCAGTCTTCCCCGCCCCGTCCTGGAGCGTGGCGAACTTGCCCGCGACCTCCGACAGGATGACGTCGCCCGCCTTGAGATTGCCCGCGGCGTCCGTGACCGAGATCCCTAGGGCGCGGAAGGCTTCGGCCGCCTTGCCCTTCCCGGTCGAGGCCGCCTCGGCCATGTTGGCGCTGAGCTTCTTCAGCCCCGTCGCGAGCTGCTCGAGGGAGACGTCGGCGAGTGACCCGGCGTACTGCAGGCGGGACAGGCTCTCGACCGTCACGCCGACCTTCTGCGCGGTCTTCGACAGCTCGTCTGCGGAATCGATGACGCCCTTAATCGCCACCGCCATCGCCGTGCCGGCGGCGACCAGCGCCGTGGCCGCAGCCGCGCCGGCCACCGCCGCGCTCTTGCCGAAGCCCGAGAGGCTGCTCTGCGCCTTCTTCAGCCCCGCCTCGAACTGCGCGCTGTCCAGGCCGAGGTTGACCCGCAGGGCGCCGATAACCGCGTTGCCAGCCGCCATCTCGCCCTCCCTCTCAGGTCGCGCCGAAGCGCGGGTTCACCGCCGCCGCCCAGAGGCGCATCGCGTGTTCGATTTCGTCGTCGTTCATGGGCTCGCGCTTCTCAGGCCCGTCGAACTTCCGCAGGATCTCGGCGATCGGTCGCGGCTTGCTCATCCCCACGAAGGCGCCGATCTGCCAGGCCAGGATGATGGCCTCGCGCCGCTGGCTCTTGAGCCGCTTGGCCAACGCCCGAACGCGCCGGCCGAAGCCGCCCGGCGTCAGGCGGCCGAACTCGTCTTCTGTGCCGAGGCCGTGCTCGAGCCAGAGGTCGAGGCAGTGGCTCCAGTCCCAGCCTCGGGAGGGCGCGCCCCGCCATCCTGGCCGGCCTCCCCGCCGCCGAACGCCGCCGCGAAGGCCCGCCCGACGAGCGAGCCCGCCTCGGTCACGCCGATCTCGCTCATGATGCGCCCGGCGCTCTTCTCGTCGACGTCGGGATGATGCTCCGCAAGCCCGGCGTGGAACACGCGCCGGAGGTCGGCCATTCGGAGGTCGTCGCCCAGCATCTCGCCGAGCTCGCCCACGGTCTTGCCGTAGGCCTCCTCCAGCGCGATCAGAGCGTCGATCGTGTAGACGAGCGTGTAGCGGTCGGCCCCGGAAACGAAGCCGACCTCACCCTTCAGCGGATTGGCCATGTCAGCTCCGCACGACCGCGCCGGCCACGCGCAGCGTCAGCGTGCCGGTCATGGCCTCGCCGGGCGCCGACGCGCCGCCCTCGTAGCCCTGCACGAACGACGGGAAGGTGTCTTTCACCGCGGTCGCGCCGTACGTCACGCGGGTCGAGCGGGTTTCGCCCGAGGCGCGCCAGGCCTCGATGAAGGTGTCGGCGGCCGAGTTCGGCACGAAGTTCAGGTCGAACTCGATGGTGCCGTAGTCGGTGAGGCCGGCGATGAACTCCTTCGCGCGGCCCGGGCTCTCCATGTGGGTGACCTCGACCTCATCGACCGAGGCGTTCGGCTTCGACACCGACTTGATCTCGGCGACCTGCACGAACACGCCCGAGCCGGCGGCGTTCTCCACCTCCAGCTTCGAGCCATAGGCGATCTTGGCGGCGGATGCGGCCATAGGGGGCTCCTTCAAGGGAATGCGGCTTGCCCAAGGCCGGTGTGGGGCTGAAGGTCTCGGCTAGGGCGCCGAGAACCAGACCCGCGCGTCGATCGACCCGCGGAAGAAGGTGGTGGCGGCCTCGTCGGTCTCGACGGTGTCGCGCTCGCTCTCGATGAACGCGCCCTGGAAACTGCCGGTGCTGAGGTCGTCCAGCGCCGCCACGATGGCGCGCGAGACCTGCTTCATCGACTTGAAGGATGCGGCCCAGACGTCGATCTGGACGAGATAGCCGACCAGCCCCTCGCGGCCCGCCATGGTGTATTCGCGGGCGCTCGACGCGAGCTGCAGGCTCACCGCCGGCAAGCCCGCTCCCTGCGGCCTCAGCAGCCAGTTGATGCGCGTGCCGACCAGGGCGGCGAGCGTGGTGTCGGCCAGCAGGAAGTCGACGAGCTGCTCTTCCATCACTCGTCCCCACCCGCTGCGGCCGCCTTCGCCGCTTTCCGCGCCTGGCGCTTGGCGGCCTTGTCGATCTCGGCGCCGAGCCCTTCCTTCACGCGCTCCAGCACCTGATCCTTGGTCGCGTCCCACGCGGGCCGCATGAACGGCTGCGCCGGCTGGTTCACGTTGCCGAACTCCTGCTGGATAGCCTGCGGGTTTGGGCCCGGGCCGGCGAACACCTCGACGAAGCTCTCGCGCTCCCTGGCTTTCCGCTGCGACCGCGTCAGCTTGGACCCGACGCCGCCGCTCTCCTCCAGTTGGCCGGTGAGCCTCGGCGCCCGCGCACGCCACGCCTCGTCCATCACCTCCAGGGCGTAGCGGCCGGTCCGGCGCAGGACGTTCTTGCCGGTGGAGAGCCCGAGCTCGCCCAGCTTGGCGTCCAGCGCGGCCAAACCCTCGACCTTCACTAAGGCCTTCACCCGTCGGCCTCGGCGCTGGCGGTGATCTCCAGCCCCTCGCGGCGACCCAACTCTTTCGTCGCAACGATGGCGTAGGTCCGCCCCTCGCAGATGAGGCGGTCCTGAACCGTCACCTGCGCCGTCATCATGTTCCACCTGACCTGGAAGCGCGCCGTCACCGAGGCGCCGGTCTGCGCCGCCCGGATCCGCTCAGCGTCGCGGATGTCCTGCTTAGACGCCCAGACCGTGACGAGGTCCGCCCAGGTTGGCTCCTGCTCGTTGAACTCGTTGGTGACGGTCGTGGCGCGCTGGAACGTCACTCGCCGATCAAGCGCGCCTGCCTTCATCAGACCGCGACGCCCGCGGCCACGAAGTTGAGATCGATCTGGGTGGTGTTCACCCCGAAGCCGATGAACGTGGGGTAGACGCCCGTGGTGTTGTCCGCCGCCGGCGCGATGCCGCCGGCCGTGGCCGACGAGAAGTAGGGGACGCCCGGGGCCACGGTCGCCCCGATGGTGATCAGGCCGTCCGTCTGGATCGACAGAGGCTGATCGACCGCGGCGCCGTGGAGGGCGATCCCGCGCACGGTGCGCGCCTCCGCCGTCGCGCTGTCGGCGTCCGTCAGCTTGTACTTGCCCGACGACGCCTCGAGGTAGACGGCCTGGCCGGCGGTCACGGCGACGGCGGCGGTGCCGTGCTCGATGACGGCGCCCGCGCCGGGCTTCACGTTGTTGGCGGTGACGGAGAGAGCAGCCATGAAGGCCTCCTGTGTTCCTGGATGAAGAGGGCTATGCGTCCTTGAGGGCGACCTTCTCGCCCGCAACGCTGACGGCGAAGTCCATGGGTTGGCCGTCGAGCACAAGCCAGCCGGCGTCAGCCCCGGCCACCGGCGTTCCGGCGCCGAAGTTCACCCAGACGTTCCCGCCCATGGCCGTGATGTGCCAGACCTCGCCTCGGTCGGGGCCCGTTGCGGTCAAGCCAGCCAGCGCCGAACTGGCCGACGAGGTCACCGTGTCCACCGCGATGGGCGCAGAGTCGAACACCGGCAGGGCCGCGCCGGTGTCGCCCCGGGCGCCGACGTTGGCCAGCACGAGGTGAACAGTGGCCATCGCAGGGCTCCGTTTAGACCCGCCGGCGGCGGTAGGGGTTCAGCAGCGCGTCGCGAGCGTCCTCCAGCGCCTTGCGCTGCGGCTCCTCCGGCTGGTCGCATAGGATCTGGATGTGCAGCAGGGCGGCGGCCTCGATGGGCTTCGGCACCGCGGCAACGAGCGGGTCGGCCGTGGCATCCTCGACATAGCCGGCGCGGTAGCGAACGCGCACGCTCTCAGCGGCGTACCGCGGGGCGGGCCAGCTGACGCCATAGGCTGGGCTCAGCAGCGGCGCGCCGAACTCACCCGTCAGCAGGTAGTCGGCCGGTGCGAGCACCTGGTCAGCTCCGGCACCGTCGACGTAGGTCACGGACACGATGTCGATGACAGGCTCGTACTCCAGCCGCACGGCGGTGGCGCCGTGGGTCCAGAACGAGACGCGCCGATCCTCCAGGGTTTGCGGCGCGATCGCCCGCCCCAGGAAGCCCGCAGGACCGTCGATGTGCTGGCTGGCCGCGGCGATATACGCCTCGATCAGCGTGTCCTGGTCGTCGCCATCGACGCGCAGGTGCTGCTTGGCGAGCGCAAGGCTCACCAGCGGCTCGGGCGGGTCGATGACGACGGTCGACATTGGATCAGGCGCCTTGGTCTTTCAGGTTCCGCTCGACCGCGTCTTCCTGGCTCTCCAGGGCGGACGGGACGTTCGGATCCAGCTGGTTCATTTCGGGCGTGGAAGCCGCGCGCGGGTTGTCGTCGATCGCCGGGTGGTTCATGTCCACGCCGTCCACGATCGCCGGCTCTACGACGGCGCCGGAGGCCTCGAAGGTCGTGGCAGGCTTCAGCTTCTCGGCATCCTTCGCGGGTGCCGGTTTGGCAGGGCTCTTCGTCATGTCGTGATCTCCTCAGGGCTGCCCGACTTGCCAGAGCGCCTGCACCCCAGGCGCTCGGGAAAGCCGGGCCGGCGCAACGCCGGCCCGGTCGTCCGAAGGCGGCTTACGCCTGCTTCAGGAAGCGCATGTACTCGGGGTTCTGGACCCCGCCGCCGACGCGCTTGGTGGTGTAGAAGTGCACGTACGGCTTGTTCGTGAAGGGGTCGCGCAGAACGCGGATGCCGACCCGGTCGATGACCAGGTAGGTGGCCTCCATGTCGCCGAAGAGCATCGATACCAAGCCGGTCGCCATGTTCGGCATGCCGGGGACCTCGACGACCGGGTAGCCCAGCAGCGTGGACGGCTGATCGGCGACATAGCTCGGCTGCCAGATGTA